GTTTTTGCCGATAGCGCTATTAGAGTGACCATCTTCAACTGCCCCAAGGGCGTCGGCTCCCACGCTTGTGTTGTTATCTCCAGTCGTTTGAGACCCGGCGCTACCGCCTCCAGCTAGGTAACCTACAGCGGTATTTGCATCCGCGTCAGTCAATTGTCGTGCCGCATAACCTCCAAGCAACGTGTTTTTACCCCCAGAGGTCAGATCCTCTGCTGAGTTATATCCGACAGCAACGTTCTCGTCCCCAGTTGTTATAGCGGCCCCGGAATTGACCCCTAAAGCCACATTGGATTGAGCGGTGCTAGTGGTTCCAGAAGGATCAGAACCAATGTAGATTGAGTTGTCTTCTTTAAGCGACGGGTCAAGGACGTTGAGTTCTGCTGCGGTTGATGTCACGGCGGTACTGCCAATAACTAATCCGCTTGCAGGAACAACAACTCTTGCTGCGCCTGCCAGAATAAGATCATCTGCGGACTCATCCCAGAGCATGTAAGCACTGGCGGTGGCCCCGAAGAACTTAACGTCGTAACCAGTGTCATCTACGCCTACAGTTACTGTGCTATCAATTTGTACGGCACCGTCAATATCTACAGCATCTAAGTTGGTTGTTCCGTCTACGTCGATATTGCCAGCAACAGTTAATCCTGCGGCTCCTACTAGCTTCAAGTCATCAGCACTCTCGTCCCAGAGCATGTAAGCCCCGGAGGTAGCACCAAAGAATTTAACGTCGTAACCAGTGTCATCTACACCTACGGTTACTGTGTTATCAATCTGAACAGCACCATCAATGTCTACGGCGTCGAGGTTAGTCGTACCGTCTACGTCAATATCACCAGCAACAGTTAATCCTGCGGCTCCTACCAGCTTCAAGTCATCGGTGCTTTCGTCCCACAGCATGTAAGACCCAGATGTAGCACCGAAGAATTTAACGTCGTAACCAGTGTCATCTACACCTACGGTAACTGTGCTATCAATCTGAACAGCACCATCAATGTCTACGGCGTCGAGGTTAGTCGTACCGTCTACGTCAATATCACCAGCAACTGTGAGCCCAGCAGCGCCAACTAATTTCAAGTCATCGACACTCTCATCCCAGAGCATGTATGCGCCTGAAGTGGCCCCGAAAAACTTAACGTCGTAGCCAGTGTCATCTACGCCTACCGTGACCGTGCTATTAATCTGCACAGCACCGTCAATATCTACTACACCAGATACATCCAAAGATCCTGCATCAAGTTCTCCGGTTAGTGTGATGTTTCGGAAACTTGCTACGTCTTTATTGGAATCTACTGTGACTACTTTACCGCCTGCTACAGTCCCTACTGAGCCGCCAAGATCAATGGCGTTAAGCTCTGCAGCGGTAGCTGTAACAGCCGTACTCCCGAGAACTAACTGCCCATCAGGGATGACAATACGTGCGGCCCCGGCGAGGATGAGATCGTCCTCATCTTCGTCCCAAAGCATGTAAGCACTAGCTGTAGCACCGAAGAACTTAACGTCGTAACCGGTGTCATTAGCGCCGACCGTAACCGTGTTGTCGATCTGGACAGCACCGTCTATATCTACAGCATCAAGGTTAGTCGTACCTTCTACATCAATACCACCAGATATATCTAGCGAGGCTGCAGTAAGCGCTCCGGTAAGCGTGACGTTTCGGAAGCTGGACGCATCTTTATTAGCATCCACCGTTACAACTTTGCTGGCGACTACAGTACCTACAGCAGCATCAGTGTCAGAGTAATTAAGCTCAGTCGCGGTAGCCGTTACACCGTCAAGGATATTTAGTTCAGCGGTTGTGCTGGTTACACCGTCAAGGATATTCAACTCAGCAGTTGTGCTGGTTACACCGTCAAGGATGTTCAACTCTGCGGCTGTCGAACTAACCGCCGTACTCCCAAGTACTAGCTGCCCATCAGGGATAACAATACGTGCCGCTCCTGCGAGGATGAGATCATCAACATCTTCATCCCAAAGCATGTAAGCACTAGCTGTAGCACCGAAGAATTTAACGTCATAGCCGGTGTCGTCTGCGCCTACTGTCACTGTGTTGTCAATCTGGACAGCGCCATCAATGTCTACGGCGTCAAGGTTGGTCGTACCGTCTATGTCAATATCACCAGATATATCTAATGAAGCCCCGGTCAATACCCCTGCTACGGTAAGCGTAGATGCCATATCTACGGCACCGTCTATATCGACAACATCTAGGTTGGTCGTACCGTCTACATCGATATTCCCAGAAATATCTAACGATGCCGCTACAACTTCCCCAGCAAACGTAGCCTGAGTCGTTCCAGTTGCGATAGACATAACTGTCGCGTCAGCGTCGTTCTTGATCGTGACATCAGTGCTACTACCTTGACCGGTAATAATGATGCCTTCCGCGCTGGTGTAGCCGATTGCAGCGTCGTCCCCGGCAGCGGTATCGCCGGTAGCCTGTAGCGTGCCTGCAGTAATAATGTCCCCGACAACTGTTACATTCGTTGTCCCTGTAGGTATCTCAAGAACATCGGCATCAGCGTCGTTCTTGATCGTCACATCATTTGTACTACCTTGACCCGTAAGGATCAGACCTTCTGCGCTGGTGTAGCCGATAGCTGCATCATCCCCGGCAGCGGTATCGCCGGTAGCCTGTAGAGTACCTGCAGCGATGATGTCTCCCGTAACCGTTACATTTGTCGTCCCGGTTGGGATCTCAAGAACATCGGCATCAGCGTCGTTCTTGATCGTCACATCGTTTGTACTTCCCTGCCCCGTAAGGATCAAACCTTCTGCGCTGGTGTAGCCCATTGCAGCGTTGTCGCCAGCCGCAGTATCCCCAGTCGCCTCAACGGTTAGGCCAGTAATAACTCCAGTAGCAGTGACGGCCCCACTAACATCTAAAGCCGTAAGGTTGGTAACTGCTTCGTTTACGTTAGTACCGTCACAGAAAACAATAGAAGATTTTCCATTGGGTATGGCAATACCGGTGCCACTAGCTGTCTTAACAGTAACCTGTTGCCCAGAACCGTTCTTACAAACGTATACCTTGGAGGCAGCGGGGCAGATAACAGTCGCAGCGCCAGACAGATCCGTAGATGTATCCGTAAATTCAAGGATAGCCGCTCTTGCTTCAGCCGTAGTACCGTCTGCGGTAGTCAAAGTATGCGAGTTACCAGACCACGAATTAATAACCGAACGCCCTGCAACGGCCTCTTCGACCATAGACGTTATGTTGTTATTAACAACGTCGCCCCATGTCCCACTTAATTCACCTTGAACCGGAAGCGCGAGTTTAAGTATCGATGTGTATTGTGTAGCCATAGGGTACCTTTATGCCGCTACTTGCCATGTAACAGTTTGTGAATCAGACACCGAACTCCACTCAGGGCTTTGGGAGCTACTTACTGTGCTCCAGCTAGGCGTCTGGCTGTCAGAAACAACTGACCATGTGATGGACTGGGAATCATCAATAGTTCCCCAGCTTGGGGTCTGACTATCTGAGACAGCCGCCCACGTTACGGACTGAGAATCATCAATAGCTCCCCAGCTTGGGGTCTGACTATCTGAGACAGCCGCCCACGTTACAGACTGAGAATCATCAATAGCTCCCCAGCTTGGGGTCTGACTATCTGAGACAGCCGCCCACGTTACAGACTGGGAATCATCAATAGTTCCCCAGCTTGGGGTCTGACTATCTGAAACACTACCCCATGTATTAACAAGGACAGTCCCCAGACCAGAAGTAGCAGCCAGACCTGAAACATCAATAGTAAGACGGTCAGAACCCCACGCAGTCTGCCCCCACGAACCAGACCCCCACGAGGCGGTATATGTTGTAGAGGAACTAGCCATTGTCAGGCTAACCTGATTATTGCGTTACTAGCGTCTGCCACAGGGAACTTAATTTCAAAAGCTCCCCCAGTGGTGCTTTTATCTGCCCCGAAATCTAAAACAGCTATCGCCGGGTTCCCAGTAGTAGATCTATAGATCAAGGCTCCCCTAGCTGTGATAGTAGCGGAGTTCCATATGGTGTCTGCAAAATCCAAATAAGCAGTAGTACCGGAAGTAGTAGGAGCAACAACTGTTAGCGTGTTGCCCCCCGCTGTATATCCGGTACCAGAAACTTCATTAGTCGTTGCGTACGCCGTAGTAGACGCACTGAGATCCGCACTGGAAGTGTACAGGGCTATCTTAAAAGTCTGAGAAGAGTCGGCGCTGAAGTCCACCTCCCCATCAAACAGAGCCTTCTTAAACGAAGTACATAAGGTCTGTGTTATTGCCATACATAACTTCCTACAAGCTCGCTACTCTGAATTGCCCAGATCTATAAGTATCCTCACGGAGTCTACCGTCCCCAAGATTACGCAGCAGTTCAATAGACTGCACGTAGAGCTTTTCATACAACGCAATAACGTCCGGTTCACCTTTCATAAACCGTATAGCCTGTATTAACGCCCCGTTCAGGAGCGCCGAATCAAACTCATTGCCTAGCCAAGTACTACCTGCACTGACTATAGAAGTCGGGTAATACCCATAATGAAGTTCTACTGTGTAACCGCTATTGGGAGTGGGGCCTACAATGAACGTAGTATCGTCAAAGTACGCATAGTGCTTGGGTTGCCCTGTGGAAGCGGGGGTGGGGTACGCATCGCGAATAAAGTTAACGTCCTTATTCAGAAGATAACTGTAGGCCCCACTGCTGTTAAGTACTGCTAGGCTATAGCTGTACAAAAAGTCCGAAGGTACGGATAGATACTTATTACCTGAGGTTAACGTTCCCGTTACATTTTTACGTAACGCAGGGATCTGAACAGAATTATAAATAAGCTGCTCAGCCTGTTTGACGAACATAGCCAATTGGTCAGCCGTAAAGGATGACTCACATACATCTTCGATGTTCGTTGTAAGCTCAGTGTAATTCATAACTAGCCCATAGGACCGCGTGCCATAGTGCCTTTAGTAGCCGCTCCGGTACCTCGTATTTTAATACCCTTACTAGCTTTTTTCGTCTTACCTTTCGACTTCTTCATAACCACCTCCTAGGTAGTTACCACTGTTACTGTTCCTACAGCCCCGGAGGCTACTAGGTTATTCGGTACAAGCCCAAATGGGTCTCGTCCACCTCCCACAGGAGCCCAACCCCACTGTATATCCCGACTCGGCTCTAACTCCGCACTATCCGGGCGGGGGTCTCGTAACGCCTGTGGATCATCTACCGGGAACTCCCCCAGACGTAACTGAGGATGGTCCTTGTTCCAACATTCAGGACAGGCTTTAACGTTAGTGTCCCTACCCTTCTCTACAAGTGATTTTAACTTGTGGAGTCTATACTGGAACCCGCAAACGTCACATATGCCTAGGGCCTTTTTGCCTGATGCAAAGCGTGCAGCCACTTCAGATCCTAGTCGCCCGTGGTACAAATCTAGCAGGGGTCTTTTCTCGGTCCTCTGCAGCAGCTAACGAAAACTGTTCGTCATAGACCTGTTTAAGAAAAGGAAGTCTTTCCGCGAGTTCAGGGTCCTTCATCGCAATATTGTACGCAAGCCCTGCTACCAGACAGGGGATAAACCGGAAGTTCATATCTGCGGTTTCAACACCATCACCTGCGTCTTGGATACGGCGCATCCGCCAGTACCGAAATTTGTAATCCCCGCTATCGGGCACAGGCCAGACATTTATCTTAGGGTTATCCCGAAGCCGCTCTATCCATACCTGAATAGGACGCCCCTTGGATAATTTGTTCGGGATAGACGCATAGGTGCTGACACTGATACGAGGGATTGTAAGGTCAGATTGTGTAGATACATTACCGTCTCCGGTACGTATAACCTGCTCCAGCAAATCAATAGTATCCGCAGGGAGGTCGTACTCAGACGTACCCTCCACAAGATCTATAGACCCCTCGTCAATCGTCCACAGGTTTATCCCACGGTTCTGCCACTCAATCGTAAGCAGATTCATGGACCGGCGAGCCGTCCTAAGGTCATACCCAGACCGCATCTCACGGCCTGCGCGTTCCCAAGCCTCTTCCGCGATCTCAGTAAAATCTAAACTGAATGCTGTCGTACCGGATGTAGCCATCTATGTCACCGCATCTTAGCGGGACGGACACCCTTTATGGCACATCCTGCACCGCGAACTTTACTCTTGGCCTTATAGCCTTTGGCCCCCACCTTCCCACCGGCCCTATAACCTTTGGGCTTCAGCATGCCGCCACCGCGCATCTTCTTCGCAGGCCCAAAATCAGCCTTTGTGGGACGCCTGCCGAGTTCATCGTACTTATTTAAGTACGCCGTCAGGCTGACCCCGGTTGCCTCTAGCTGTTCTTTCGTGACGTTGGCCTTTTCATCTTCAGAACCTTTCTTACCTACGTTACGTTCCGCCATACCGGTGCCCTTACCGGTAACACGCGGTCTCTTTTTAGGCGGGGATGGCGGTGTTTCGGGTTCTGCAATCATAGATTTCTTGGATTGCAAAGCGCCTTGTTCCGCTGATATTTTGTCAGTCCTCGCTTTTGACTGCTCGGGGGTAACCTTTAGGGTCTCGGTTCGCGGATTAACATCCTCGCGTTGTGCCCTAGGGCTAGGTGTGGGGGTAGGCTTAGGCTTTGCTGGAGGAACCTCTGGACCTTTGAAAGCTAATCTAGCCCCTTGGGAAGGGGGTGTCGATGCGCTTGCAGGTGTTTCTGGAGCAGGAGGTTTCGGCTTTGCTGGAGGAACCTCTGGACCTTTGAAAGCTAATCTAGCTCCTTGAGAAGGAGGTTTTGATGCAGAAGCCGCTTTACGTTTGGCTCTGGCCTCTCTGCGCCTTTTAAGTACGGAAGCAGGTAGTTTAGGCATGACTAAGAGTCCTCATTGTTGTAGTAACTACGCATAGAACAAGGTTAGAGACGACAACGTTGTCTGTCCGTACAGAACATACCCCCCACTAGCAAACACGATCCCGTCATCCGGAACATCCGGATACTGAGTGGTATTCGCGGAAGCGACAGTATTGAACTGCATACGAACAGTGCCTGTTGCAGAAGTCTCTCTGAACGTAATAGTCCCTGCTGTAGCAGTATTTACTGCGTACAAACCTCTGAGACGCAAACGCCCACGGAATATAGGCCCAGCGATATTCGCACCGGACCCTACCTCTACAGCCCCTGCCGTAGCCGCACTAGAAGCAACCTGAGTTATGGTTGCGAAATAGCCCGTACTAGTGACCGTTGTGGCATTAGGGCCAGTAATTACTTCAGAAGCCGCCGTTCCGGTTTCATCTGTGCCGGTTACAGTAAAAGTCTTACCAGACTCATCACTACCACCGTACACCGTGACCTGCCTAGGCTGGTCAAATGTCACCGATCCACCGCTGGCTAATGCACCATTGATGGTTAAATTAGCCGCACCAGAAGGAGTCTGCGAAGCACAAACCCCATCTCTGTCAGCGGTAGCGGCCTCGATAAAGGTCGATTGAATGTCAGAAGACATAAAAAATCCTTATTCAAAAGGCGTTGCGAGCGTACCGTCCCCGTGCAGGAATGCCTCGCAATGCCAGACTGCGGCAGTGGTGGCTTTCAACCTGATGATGCCTCCGACAAGCCAACCTTGACCGGCGGTTCCCAGATCTATCGTATCGTCATTGCTGGCGTCAGGAATAAACGTATTTACGTCCGTTGCCGTTGCCGGATCGAAAATCTGAGCAAACCCAGAGTAAAGGTCACTCGTATTCTCGGTGTTTATCTGACCTGCCCCAGTAAACGTCGTACCCACAATAAAGGTGTAGCTCAAACCAGCGGCTGCTGTAGGCAACGTAACCACAATACCTGCGGCACGGTTCAGCGTGAATACTGCACCGGACTGGGTAGAAGCCACGCTGTAGGTAGCATCCGTGATGTCCACAACGTTGTCGTAGGAAGAAACGTACCCTGTCGTGGTGACGTTACCACTCGTATCTACATCGAGATTGGTGGTAATAGCCCCAGTCGTGGCGTTTTTTGTAATCTGCTCAAACCCGTTTTCAGAACGAACCGGGCCGTTGAAAGTCGTATTAGCCATGTGTTTCTCCTGTCGTGGCTAGTGTCAGGCACAGGACGTACCTGTCAGGGAACAGTTTCATGTTATAGAAATAGAAAAGGGGCGACAAGCGCCCCTTCCCTTGTGGAGCTTACGCTCCCGGCGAACCAAAAATCCCGAGTGGGTCACTTACCCCGAAACTATAACGCTCACGAGCTTTATAGCGGGAGTTACCCGTATCGAAATCTGCGTCCATTGAGGTGGACATCGGAGTCCGCGTGAAGTGCTTCAGGCCATTAGGCACGTCAGTCATAAGGAACCAAGCGTCCGTGTCCGTCAGGTAATGGTTAACGGCATACCCTTCAGGGATAGCCCCATTACTACGGATGGCGTTCAGATCATTATCTGCTGTACCAACACGACCTTCGGTCTCAAGCAACCGAGTAGCAACAAACTGCAGGTTGGGCGGGATGATGAGTTTACGTGGCTTAGCTGCAATGAGCAGGCTACGTTCGTCAGTCCATCCAGCGATCTGAATTACGGCGGCTTCCAGAGAAGTCTCGTTCAGATCAGCAGCCGTTGCAGGCTCGTTGGAGTTTGTGCCACCGGAAACCAAGGGATGGTCGGTTGCACAAAGCTCTTTACCATCACCGTACGTTGTACCAGAGGAGAAGGCATTATTCAGAATAGCTGCTGCCTTAACCTGCTTGGTATACGCCATTGCACGAGCGAGGGCCTTTGTATAACGAGCCGAAAGCGAGTCGTACAAATTGTCCTCAATAGCCTCCTCAGTAACTGAGAAGCCCATAGCAATGGTTTCGTGGTTGTAACGAGCCGTCCACGCTTCCTGTGCCGCATCGTATTCGATGGCGCTACCTTCGTCCTTAACAGGGGCAGCGGAGAATCCTGACAGCTTCGTTTCTTCTTCAAACGAGCGATCTGAACTCTCAGACTCGAAAACTTCGGCGTGTTCTTCACCGTACTTAGCATACTCCAGCCCGAACAGCGCATTGAGGCCGGGAAGGAGTTCTTTAAGTAGCTGGGCGCGAGAAATTGCCATTGTACTCTACTCCTTATATGCCAGTGGTGTTGTCAAACATGTGGCCTGCGTTCCATTTAACGTAAGCCTCAGTAAAACCACCAGATGAATTCTTCGTCTCCTCAACCAGCGCAACAATGCGGAATGGCAAGGTGTTCGTAGTCGCAGAAGTATCAGAGACCGCGCACTTGGAATTACCGGTAACCGTGCTGCCAGTGTTATCCACTCCAGCAACATTAGCTCCGATGTCCGTTATTGCGAAATCACCAATCGTCGTGCCAGAAGACACAACTGCAACCTTAAACAGAAGATCCGTAGCATCCGCAACGTAGGCCACAATATCTGAGGCTACAGTGCTTGCAGGATAATACTGCTTAAAGGTTTTCTGTGACGTACTTGGGTCCGTAAACGCGCACCCAAGAAAAACCCCAATAGGGGTCATGGCAGCGTCAAACGTATCACGTTCAACCGTGCCCCCGGTAACTAGTTGTACAGCGTCCCCATTGAAGATGTTAGTACCGTAGTTACTGGCAATAGAGTATTGCCGTGTAACACCTGCAAAAGGGGTGCCGCTCAACAGTTTTACCGGAACAAGCCCATAAGGCCCATCAATTGTCGGGTAAGCCATAGCTCATCCTCCTAAAGATTTATGTTCCACTACCGAAAGTGACCTTCGATTGCCTATCACTAAATAAGGGCATACGAGGATCGTTCTCTCTCATGAGGTTGTTATCGACAGATTCGATCTGGGCACGAGTCTGATCTGCATAGTACTGCGTGCGTTCTTCGACCAATTCTGCTGGAGCCTTGCAAAGCATGAGCCCACCGATGACTACATTGTCCTTAAAGCGTTCATGCTCTACGGCAACGATAGTTATCTCAGGGTGGTCTGAGGCTTTTACTGGCTCCCAACCTTCACGGAGTTTTGAGGACACATTAGTGGCATCAATCTGACCTTGAGTACTTACGCGAACCCAATGAAATGCATACCCCGGCTCGGGATGAGGTGACGGAAGCACCTCAGGGCGCGACCAAGCCTTTTTACGGGACGTTTTTTCGCGGGTAGAAGTTTCTCGATTAAGCCGATTTTCAGCCATTCTGTTTCCCCATATCAATTGCAACCTGTTTGGCGTACTGTTCAGGGGTTAAACCCAACCTTTTAGCAAGTGTCAACTGTGTCTGCGTTAACCTAATTCGTTTAGGAGTAGTGCTCCGCGTAGCGGGGGCAACCACATTTGACCGCTTTTTCGGTTTTCGTACCTCTTCATCCCCCTCAAAATTTTCAGGGAATGTACTTCGCATCCGAGCATCGAGACGCTCGTAGTATTCATCGGAGACGGGATTTACTCCGTCTTCATTAACGAGCTTTGTATGCACCGCCATCGCAAAGCCCGTCATTTCAGTATCTTTGTTGAACCAAGGATTGCGTTCTTGCCAAGCAACCAATCTAGGGTCAACGTTCGGTGGCGGGGTAGTTGTTTCGCTTTGTACCGGAGTTTCTTCTTCCTGTAAAGCCGGTACTTTGAAGTTGGTCAGCTTGTCAGCTTTAATCTTCGCCGTAGTTAGCGTGTCTTGAGCAGCGACAACGGCATCTGAGTCTCCCCCCTCGTAGGCGTCTTTATATGCCTGCTTCGCGGAATCAAGCTCAAACTCAGCCGTTTTACGTGCTTGCTCAAGGAGGGCTGTCTGGTTTTTGTTGACGTTACCCTTTAACTCCTTATTTTCATCTAGGAGTTGCTGAGTCATCCGCTCCAGTTCTTCACGTTCCCGCAATGCCGTTTCTTTGGCACGACGTTCGTCGTGGTAGCCCTTGCTGAAATGCTGGATACGGCGGCGAACTTTCTCTGAATATTCCTGAAGTTCGTCCTCCGTTACCTCTGTAGGAGGCTCAGAGGGAGTGCGCCCACGGTCCGCTTCAGGGGTGTCGTCAACGACTTCTAGTTCATAGTCTTCGCTGCTGTCAGCCTCAGACTCGACCTTGGTTTCCTGCCCCATAACCGTGGCGCTGGAGGGTTCAATTTCAATCTCAACCTCATCTTTGTCGGACTCCGACTCGTGAGGGAACTCAAACTCAACTTTTTGAAAAGCCATATCGCCTCCTAGACCGTCATAATCCCACGAGGATCAGGGATAACCGCTTCAATAGAATCATCGTTCATAAGGCGGTATTCCTTCCCGTTTACTTTGAATCGGGTCCCGGTGTTCATGCGAAACATGACGTAATCGCCCCGTTTACACCAAGGTCCGTTAGGATAACGATCAGGGTCCTTATAGGCGTCTTCGCCCATATCTAGGACGATACCTAGGATTGAGAGGATAAACTCTTTGTTCTTCTCCCCTTCTGTCTTCAGGATCTCACTACCTTCGTAACGCTCTTCAATATCAGGGAGCGCCACTAAAACCCGGTAGCCCACAGGAACAGGTAGCTGGGCTTCCCACTCCTCTTCAGTCAAAGAAGCGACGTTAGCCTCACTCATCATTATCACCGTAATTGCGCGAGAGGTCTTCTACAATAGCCTTGCTGGACTGCAGACCCCGAAGCAGCCCAACAACTTCCCGATAGTTCGCAAAATCCTTCGCGGAACCAGCGGTTAAAAATTCAGTGGATGATGAGATCTGATCGTCTATCCGATCCGTAAGCACCTCAAAGAGGGTTTTCGCCACTAGGTATCCTTAGTATTCCTAGGCTTCGCCATAGATGAAGCCATCTTCGCTAACTCCAGATCCAGTTTTGTCCGGTCCCGGCGTCGGTCTGCTGCAAACTTAACGCCTTCCTTTTCGGCGTCCATTTCAAGTTCTTTACGCTCCA